CCACCAGCACCACCAGTTGCCTTTTGATGAGTACGCCCGGCTAGGTCGATTTTTTGACCGGCGCGCGGACCAAAGGAACCACCGCCGCCACGCATGTCAGCAGGTATCCCGATGATCGCGCCGGACCCGGCATCATCCACTTCCAGAATTAAATTAGGAAACGCGCTGTGCAATCCCTGAGTATGATATCCGCCGGTGACCCAAACCCAGCTAGCTAGAAATCCGGTTCGGTACAAAAGGCCACTGTGCGATTGCGAGTTGCCTATGAATCCCGGAGTGCCTACCTGTTCGTCGGCTCGCCAATAATAATGTTGATCGAGGTCGAACAAATTCGCATCGGTCACATGGCCATTGCCGATCCCGTCGACGGTGCCATTTATCGTAATGAAACCTTTCACCCTGAGTTGCACGTTGTCTTCGATAATTAAAGTCGTGCCAGAGCTGATGGTCAGGTCAGCATCCCAATAGAAAATGGCTGCCGGATTATTCATGTCGGCATGGCCAGTCAAGGTGAACGTGCCAGCGTTAGTCAGATTTCCGGCCATCAGTCCCGGAATCGTGCTAAGGCTCACGCCCTCGGACGGGTAGAACGCATCAAGCAAACAAGTAGTGGCAGTAACGGGTGGAATCTCGGACGCTCTTTCAGAACTGCCGAACAATTTCAGTTTGACGCCTTTCAGCCAATCCACGCTCATGCCATGCACAATCATGGTTCGCTGCAAATTAGCTGGCGCAGCAGAAAAATCCCTGATGTTTGACAGATCGACGCGCGCGGTGTCTCCGACCTCCATTCGGTTAAACATGTGGTAACACTGCACATCTAGCCGCAACGGTGGGCCGTTATACATATCTCGCAGCGAGGTAAGCAATTGCCGAAGTACCTGTTCGGTAAATCGAGTACCGGCTAAACCTCGAAACCCGAGCCGCTTTTGTGGTGCCTGACCGTGTCGCGCTATCGATGCAGAGTCAACAACAATTGTCGAACGGATAAATCGCTCGCCGTTCCAGTTCCAATCGATCCGCATATTATTTTGCATCGATTCCATGTCGTGTTTCAGGTTTCCCGAACCGACGACATTTTGATCGGTCAATTGAAAATTGAATGGCGAATCAGCAAGCGATGGCACCATTCGTTTGAGGCCAAGCCGGCCGTCTGCATGCACTGGCGAAAACAGACCGAGCAATAAGTAAATCTCGGTTTCCAAAAACTTTTTAGCGTCCTGTTTTTCGATTCCGTCAAATCGCAAGATTACGCCAGCGGTATCATCGAACGGATTCCATAGATCGTGGCCTACGCCCTGGAAGTCGGCCAAGCGCACGAATGATTCGGCTACACCAGCATGCCAGCTACTCGGCAGCACGACAGGAATTGACGAGGCGGTCGGTTGGCGACCTATCGGTTGTCTGCCAACGGGTTGTCGTCCTACTGGTTGACGGCCACCGCCGCTGGCTTCGTCCAACACTCCGGTAAGGATTGCATAAGCCAATTTTACAGCAGGCAATTCAAGGTAGACGTATTCCTCAACTTTCGGGCGACGGTCTGACGATAAAGTTTGGTCAACCTCGACAGCTTGCGCTTTAGTACCAAGAGCGCCGCGAGTAACGCCAGTAAAACTATTTCCGGAAATGCCACTGACAGGGCAGCGAATGATTTCCTTTGTCTGGTCAACCTTAATGTAAATTACGGTTTCGTTAGGCGCGTCGGCATAACTCGGGCCATGCGGATTGCCCTCAAACCCGGACACATCCAGTACAGCGATTGTCGTAGCAACATCGGTGATCGATGCGGTCAGATAGGTTAGTGCCAATTCGAATATTTGTTTTTTGGTTTTCCGCTGAATGTCAGCACAGTGAAATGTATACCTGCCTTCCTTGGTTTCCACATTCTGCACAATTTGAGTCTGAAACAATACGAACTCGTCAAAGTCCGGGTTGTCGTCAGTACTTGTGGCATCAGTAATAAGCGCACCCTCCTGGGTGGACTTATAGCCGATGTAAAACGACACGGTTCGACCACGCAAGCCGACTCCGTTGGTATCCAATTCGGTGCGAAATTTATTTGTGATCGAATTGGCAACATCCACCAAATCAAACGACATGCTGCCAATCGTCGCGTTAGCTCGATCCGGGTTCAGGGTTTGACTGGTTGCGCTGATTCCAAAAAGAACATTAGTAATTGGCGACCCAGGAACATTGGCAATGTCACCATGCGAGGTGAAGTGTTGAACGCTGCCATCGAAATCAATAGCGACAACATAGCGCGGTTCTTTTGAACCGGCTTCGTTATCTGTAATAAAAATCGAAGTATCAAGCCTCACGAATCACAAAAGCGTATTGATTAAACGCCTTTCCCTTTTCAGTGGTGTTCATAATTTTTGAAACCATAACGCAGGACACCGCAGGCCCCGGTTGCGCAATCGATCCTTCGCGGTCGAAAACAAACACCTCGGCATTTTCAACTGAGGCAAAAAACTCCAGAAAATGGGCTTCCGGCAATCCAAACGGTTCCAACAGAGGTGTTTGGCAACTGTAGTGTTTTTCAGTGCGCAGCAATAGTGATTCGACAGCTCCCGACAACGATGTGTTCTGTCTAACATTCGGTCGCCTCGTCAACCTACGCGTAAGCAATCTGAAATCTCGTGAGACGACATCTTGGTCAGTAGTTCCAGGCGCCAATTCCCTCGTTGCGGTGTAGGTGAATATGCTCATCCATTCGCCCCTAGCAAAATCTCAGCATTGCGCCCTTGTCCAGAGACAATGATTACGTCACGGTTTTCCGATGCTTCGCGCAATGCGTCAGCAAGCGCATCGATGGCTTCCGGCGTGATCCCGAATAGTGACGGAAAAATTAGCTGCACAACGCCCTGATCGACCGCAGGAGTCCCGCCACCGCCAAACTGATCCTGTGGCCCGAAATCACCGCCGCCTATTTCCCCTGTCGGCCCTAATCCGGCCCCGCCTATACCAATCGCCCCACCACTTGCGCCAATGCTGCCTACGCCCGTTAGGGCGGTCGCGGCGATCAATCCGACCTGGGCGGCTCCGAAAGCCTGAATTGCGGCCGCCGCAGGCGGTCCAGCAATCGGACCAAGTTCGGCCAGGGCCTTAACGGCCGCAGCAGCGGTATTTTGAACGGTGCGCGCAATCGCAAGCCCTTTCTCGACCAGAAACAAAGCCCGCGCAACGGTCTTATTTTTGCCGACAAGCACCTGCAATATTCGAATGCTTGTCGCCGCGGTGGCCTGTCGTATCCGAATGGTATTCTCAGCAGCGCGTTCTTCCAGTTGGCCCTGCGCAATCATCATTCTTTGCTGTTCCCGCGCTTCGGCAAACCGGAGTCGGCGTTCGTCGCGAGCGCGTTTCAGGCTGAGTTTTATAAATGCAACGTTTCGCTCGGCCTCCAATTCCATTCGTTCCTCGAACCACTCTGTTTCATCAGCACGTTGAAGTTCCAGCGCAGCAAGCCTTGCTTGTTCCCGTTGTGCCGCGCGCTCTTCTTCGAGTTTTCGATCAGCTTCGAGAATAATTTCGGCACGGCGCTGTTGTTCATCCTTGACCGATGCAAGCCTTTCTTTCGCTGCTGTCAGTTCTGCTTCGATGGCAGCAGGGTCGCCAAACTTCTCCAATGTAACGGGCTGTCCGAATACTTTGAAAAGTTCCTTCGCCGGTGCCAGGGCATCCTTTAGGTCGTCTTCCAATCCGGCAATTTTATCTGCCTGTACTTCGACTCTGACCGCGAGTTCCACATCTGACAATCCACGCACATTGCTTTGTACGAGTTTCATTTGTTCTAGCAGCAATGCCATTGCTGGAATGAAGTCCCGCCGGATCGTTACCACCCACCCGGCCATAGTGGTATTCGCTGCTTCCATACCCGGAGCCAATCGCCGGGCAAGGTCGAAGCCGAGCCCTTTAACGGACTCTCTCATGTCGGTAGCAGCATCATTCGCTGCCTCGATTGACGCTGCATCGACGGCGCTAATCGCGGTGCCGAACCTTTCAGCGGCAGCAGTACTGGCGAGCAGCCCTTCGCGCCCAAGTTCCAGGGTGTTGATTAGCGCAACACCCTCACTGTCGAACAGCTTGAATCCGAGTCGGACCTTATTCGATTGTCCGTCTACCTTTTCAAAGGCATCGGCCAAATCAAGCATCTGCTGGTCAGGGCTTTTTTGCGCAAGTTCTTCGGCACTGAGTCCGAGTTCCTTTAGCGCGGCTTTGGCCTCGCCGGAACCGGCAGCGGCTTCCGCGATTCTGCGTGTCATTCGTTGAATGCCGAGGTCTAGGTTTTTTGCGGTTAGCCCGGTCTTTTCGGCGGCAAGGCGCAACCCGGATAAGGCCTCGGTGGTGATACCGAGTTTTTGCGAGGTCTTCGCAAGTATGTCAATCTGCTTGAGCGATTCTCTGGTAAGCAAGGCGAGGCCAGCAACGGCCCCGGCGAGGCCAACGGTAGCGAACCTTCCCAGGCTTTTGTTTACGGCACGGAACGCGGCCTTGGTCCTGTCTCGTGCGGTTAACTCGATTTCTGCTTGATTGCGTCGAGCCACTTTTTATGTACCAGATACGGCGATTCGCCCTTGATAGCGAAGTATGCCACCCAGCCATGAAATTCGGTAGCAGATAGCCCCCGAACCTCCGACAAAGGCCAACCCAAATGCTCTGCGATCCAAAACTGAGCAAACAGTTCCGGGTCATGTTTTATTTTTTTTTAACACCTCGGTGAAGGTCTGTGTTTCTCCGTTCAGCGCAACAAGCACAGTGCCTATTATGTCCGAAGGCTCATTGAGCAAAGCGGATTTATCCAGCAGCGAAAAATACTGATCGCCTTTCGAATCCATGCATTGCCGAATTATTTGCATTACATTCTGCTCGGCTTGGCTTAGATATTTTCCGTCGAGCGCAATTACGTCATTGACAGTCAACGGGTACGCATACAGCAGCAACGGCTTCCCTTCCGTACCCCACTCCGGAACCTCGATGCAGCGCACCTTTCTTTCGGTTTGTCTTTTGATATGAATTTTGCCGAACGGGGTATCGTCCGGGTGAAGGATTTTTTCGTCGGTCATATCCCACCTCTGCTAAATATCGAATGCCCTGGCGCTACGGCACCGAATCCCGAACAACTGCACCGCTTGAAATTGCGTAGTTAAAACTCTGCGGTAAAATTTCATCAATCGCGCCGGATGTGCTACGCCCGGTAATTTGTACGGTTAGCGTTATTCTCGGTTCTGTTGCTATGTTTCCTAACGGGTACAAAATCAAAACGCCTGCGGCTCCTGCGTCCATCGATTCTTGTACCGAATCGGCATCGTCGTAATGCACTTCAATCGTGCCGTTCGCAGTAGGCAGACCAGACTTCGAAGTGCGGTTGGTGTCGCCCATAGCGGTATCGTCGATCTGCTCCGCGCTTTCCTCAAGGCTCCAAGATTTCAATTCCGTAATGTTAGAGCCACCAAAACTGAGTGCGCCAGAATTGCCAGTAGCTGTAGTCATTTTCTTGCCTCGTTAAACTGCGACGTCGGGTGCTCCCGATACGGTGCGGTAAGTGTATAAAAATTCCATCGCGATTGCACCATGCGGTTTATCGACATCCTCACCGGCAAGGGTGCTTACTGTTCCCTGTATGCCATGATAAATCTTGGCAAGGCCAGCCAATCCCAAGCCGTCGAGCGCTTGTTCGACCTCCAGCGCGATATCGTCCAGCTCGTCCTCAAGGCTTCCTGATATCCGAACAATGCCGTGCACCTGCAAGGTCAGGTCGCGCATTAAATCGGTAGGCGAATCTTCGCGCCCTGAATCCTCGGCGGGAGTGAAAATCAAAAGCCCTGGCAGTTGGGCGGTATCTAGCGGATAAACGCGAGAGACAAAAACCCTATCGCCGGTGGTGCCTAATCCCTGTAACGCGCCTTTGGCGGCGTTTCGAATTTGTTTCCGTACATGGTCACTCATTGTTTTCCAAGGTTAGCAGGGATAAGCCGAAGCCGTCAGGCTCCGCGGTGATAACCGTCCCCGAAAAAAGCGAACCATCCTGCCGGGCAACAGTG